AGCCTCAAAGCTTTGCAGCAGGCGATACGCTCGTCTTCAGACGCTATTTTGCCGATTTCCAAGCCGATGCCGGTTGGAGCTTGGAATACGTCATTTCCGGCGCAGTAACCCCCATTTCCTTCATTTCCGCGGCTGACGGCACTGTCCATGTAATCACCGTTGCCGCTGCTGATACCGCCGGCTGGCTTCCGGGCAGTTACACGCTGGCCGGCTACGCCGTCAACGGGGCTGAACGTCACCAGATTTATGAAGGGCCGTTGACCATCCTGCCAAACCTGCCACAGCAGGCCGGGGACGTGGACACGCGGACATTCGCGGAAAAGATGGTTGCGAAGTATGAGGCCCTGTTGCTTCAAATCGCGGATAGCAATCTGACTCAAAGCCACGTCGGGGAAACCAGATTCTCCTATGAGGCACAGGAGAAAATCCGCACGGAACACGGCTACTGGACACAGGTCCGGTCGCAAGAGGTCGCAATGGCCAGGGCGCGAGAGGGCCGGCCAACCGGGCGCAAGATTAAACCGGTAATGCACGTCATGTCACCGGGGCCAGCTATCGGCCAGCAATTCGTCGGCGGTTACAAGGGCTGGTAGGCTATGAAATTCCCATTTCTCCGCAGGGCACCCAAGCCGGTTCTCACCGGGCGCAAGCTCCAGTCCCGGCCAGTCCTGCCCGAGCACGCCCGCATTCTCCGCAGCGTCAATCAGCGCATGATGCGGATGTATGAAGCTGCAATTTCCAACAACCTCAACGCTGATTTCCCGGTATCCATCACCAGTGCTAACGCGGAAATTCTCACTTCCATTTCGCCCACGCGCTCGCGTGCGCGACGGCTTGAACGAGACAACCCCTACGCCCGGTCCATCCTCGAAACGTTCCAGAACAACGTCGGTGGCGATGAGCCGTTCCGGCTCGAAATGAAGGTCGGCAAGTGTACTGACGACGGCCAATTCATCCTCGAAAAGGACACAAACCGGCTCATAGAGGAAGCGTGGTGTGATGCTGGCCTACCGGAGAATTGCACCGTGCGACGGGACATGTCGCGGCTAGAGGTGGACATTCAGGCCATCACCGCAATCGTGCGCGACGGCGGGATTCTGGCCCGGCATTGGCGAGCGTTCCCAAACAACAAATTCCGCTACGCGATTGAGCCAATCGAGATTGACCGCTTGGACCACTACTGGAATCGCCCCCAGGTCAATACCGCAAACGAAATCCAATTCTCGATTGAGATGGACCAATGGCACGGGCCGGTCGCATACCATATCCTGAGCAAGCACCCAGGCGATGTATTTGCCTGGTCGAACCAACCGCGCTACCGCGAGCGTGTTCCGGCAGAGGACATCATCGCATTGTTCGACCTGCGCACGCGCGCGGGTCAATACGTCGGGATGCCGCGTTTCGCTTCGATCATTCAACGGTTGCACCGCATAGACCAGTTCGACATCGCGCACGTCACGGCGGCCATTTGGGCGGCGTGTAAACCATTTTTCATCATTCAGGAGTTCCCGACGGCGATGGGTGAGATGGTGCCAGATTTCATCAAGCGCGCGATGGAAAGCGCCTCGGACGACCAAGGCATGGGGCAGGGTGAAGGAGAGAAACTCAGCACTTCCGAGCCGGGCACCGGCGAGGTGCTGCCCTACGGTCAAAAGCCGTTCCTGGTTGACCCCAAGTTTCCGATTGAAGCCGCTGCCGATTTCAAGAAAGACAATCTTCGGGCCGCGGCTGCAGGCTCCGGCGCGGCCTATCACATCATTGGACAAGACTTGGAGAGCGTGAATTTTTCCTCTGGCCGAATCGGGCTTGAGGCATTCCGGGACACCTGCAAAGTGCTGCAACGCCATTTCGTGCTCGGCTACCGGCGCCCGCATTTCAATGAGTGGCTGAAGTCGGCAATCCTTTCCGGTCAACTGGCGCTACCCATTGCACGGCTGGAAGAATTTCAAAGGGCCGCCAAGTTCTATGGCCGGCGCTGGCAGTATATCCAGCCGCTACAGGACGCTCAGGCTGACCAGTTGCGACTCCAAATCCGCACCACGAGCCGAGACCGGATCATCGCTGAGAGCGAGCGGGGTGGAGATTATGAAGAGGTTGCGAGCGAGCTGGCTTCCGATGCCGCCGTTGACGAGGCCCACGGTCTCGATCCTTTTGAGGCTAAACCAAAACCGGCCGCACCTGGAGGCGGAAACGATGATGGACAAACCGAAAAAGAAAAAAAGCCAGAGCCCGAGAATAATGGCAACGGCAAACTCCGAAGTAGGTTGACTTTCGCGTAAAAGTAAATGGCAGAACGGATTTACAGATATATCAAGGTTGACCGTGCCGGGATTGATAAAGAGGCGCGGAGAATCCCGATTTCCTTTTCATCCGAGTATCCGGCCTTACAGCGCGCGGATGCTGCTGTTCCAGTACAAATAAAACGCGCTGCAGGATTGAAGGATGGGCAGGTCTATATCGAAATCCTTGACCATGCGGCAGACAGCGTTGACCTGTCCATGTTGAACAACCGGGGAGCCTTCCTCGATGAACACGACGAAAAAGACCAGCTTGGGGTAATCGAGAAAGCTGAAAACCTTGACCGCTCCGGCAAGGCAATCGTGAAATTAAGCGGACACGAAAAGGCCATCAAACGGTTTAACGAGATGGTAGACGATGAGCGCCCGCACATTTCTGCCGGATACCAATACACTCGCTTCATTGGAAATGAAGCCATGCCGGATGGAAGGACGGCAAAACGATTTGCATGGAAGGCACTTGAACTTTCCAGCGTTGCAATCCCAGCAGACCCGACAATTGGAGTTGCCCGGGATTACAAAGACCTCGTGTTGGTTGACTCCCCGCAATTAACAGAATCGAACAGTAATGCACCGATTGAGCAAAATGCAAATATGAAGACACTCGCACCCGCCGAGACGCCCGTTAGCGCCCCAGCCATTGACGAAAAGAAACTGCGCTCTGATGTGACCACCGAACTGCGCGTGGCCTACCAGAAGCGGCGCAAGGAACTGCGCGAGCGCGGCGACCTCATCGTCAAAGATTTCCCGATCGCCTCGGAAAAGGTTCGCAGCATCATTGACGAGGCTGCCGAGACTGATGAGGCCATCGGCGAGGTTAGCTTCCGCATGTTGCGCGAAGCCGGGGCTATCAAGCCGGTTAAACAGGTCACGATGGCCGGGCTCGGCTATGATGGCCGCGACATCGCCAGCTACTCACTGGTCCGGGGCATTCAGAACTGTGTGCTGCGCGGCAAACAGCAGCCGGACCCGGACACGATTGAGGGTGATGCCCACATCCGCATGAGCAAACTGGACTTGGGCTACAGCACAAACGGCTTCCTCGTTCCTCCCGACGCGAACATTTCGCAGCGCAGCTTGTCCCGCAGTGACCGCCGCCGGATGAGCCGCGACATGCAGGTCAACATTTTCGGCCAAGGCGGTGCGACTGTGGCAATGGAGCTGGTCACACCGATTATTGAGATTCTCCGCAACCGCATGGTGACTTCCAGCTTGGGAATGATCGTCATGGCCGGACTGGAGGGCAACGTTGTCATCCCGCGCCAGACCGGAGCCGGCACGGCATACGCTCTGAGCGAAATCGCCCAGTTGACCGTTTCCAACCAAGTTCTCGACCAGATCGCCTTGAGCCCCAAGCGCGTCGGCGCGACCGGGCAGTACTCAAAGCAGCTCGTGCTGCAGTCCTCCATTGACGTGGAGAGCTTCATGCGTGACGACTTCCTCAAGGTCATCGCCATTCTCTGGGATCGGCTGATTCTAGTTGGCCAAGGGGCGGCTGATGAACCGTTAGGGGTTATGAACACCCCAGGAGTCGGCTCTGTGAATTTCGGGGCCGCTGCAACCTTCGCCAAGCTGGTGAGTTTCTGGACTGCGATTGCCAGTGCCAACGCCGATGTGGGCGAGATGGGCTATGTGACCACACCGGCCGCTTCCGGCGTGTTGCAATCTGCGGCCAAGCTGCTTGTGGGGGCGACGACCGTAGCAGCCGTTCCGCTCTGGGAAGGCGGTGGCGTAGATGGACGTATCAATGGCTACCCGGCCAAGGCCACCAACCAGGTGCCGAACAATCAAATGCTGTTCGGCGTGTTCAGCGAGATCATTCACGCCCTCTGGGGCGGCATGGACGTTGTGGTTGACCCGTTCACACTGGCCGACAAGGCGGAAGTGAAGATCACCATGAACACCTGGGGCGACGTGGCTATCCGCCATCCGCAGTGTTTTGCGGTCAGTTCCGATGCCGCGAATCAATAACCAGAGACACTCTAAGAGAAATAACGAATATGAAAACATTCAAATCAATCCTCGCACTTGCAATGCTGATTGCGCTCGCGCTGCCCGCTGTCGCGCAACGTTCCTGGGACACCTTCGCCGCGCCGGCCTCGGTCGTGCTGGCCCCGCCAGCGCAGCAGGCC